ATAAAAAACTTATTAAAATATTATAAGATGTTAAAACTTGTTCTAAAGTTATTGGTGATTTAATATTCATTTTTGTATTTGTTTGGTCCATATTATATACCTTTAAGAAAAGTTATAAGAGAATATAAAATCAAAAACAAATACAAAATAATTTATTACATATTTTCCATAGCAGTTTTTTCTCCGTGACATTCGCGACAAAGTGCCACCAAATTTGTTACATCATTGCCTCCACCGTGTTCTAGTCTTATTTTATGGTCTACTTCAAATGTATGCGACAGTTTTTTGTTACATTGCCCACATTTCCAATCCTGCATTGAAGCAACATACTTTTTCTTAGTCTCGCTAACAGAACGTTTAACTGGTTTTGGTCCTGATAATAAATTACGTTGTTGTTGTGCTATTATTGTAGGGTCATAATTGAAACCGGGGTTTAGTTCGGTGTTAAATCCTTCCATAAATCCTCTACTTTTGGTGGATAAATCAAAAATCGGAGAAATCATATCTATAGATGATTTATCGATTGGCATATATTTAATCATATTATTCGTATATAACAACATATTTTTGGTCTGCGATGGATTTCGCTTGAGCATTATATAAAAACATAGCGCTACAAATGCTATAAAAGCCATTTTATAATATTTTTTATAGGATAATAAAATCTTAGTATATTTCCCGTCATGATAAGAATTATATATCAAAAATGCGGTAATACCAAACACGAATAGTTCCAATCTCATATATTATAATAATATAATCTTATTGTCTCATTTTTCTGGTTTTACCTTTCTTTGATAGTCTTCTTTTTTTTGTAATGTTGCCACCCTTCTCAACAACCGTTAGATATTCCAGTTTCTTGGAATCGCGTTGAATACCGAATTGTTCAATCAATATATTTAAATTTGTTAGTTCATTGACTAAAGAAGACACATTTATTTCATTAATTGGATTTTCATATAAAAAATGTATTACAATGTATTTTATTTTACTTATAAACTGCATCTGAGCTTCATTCAATTTTTCAAACGAGGAATATAACGATTCATATAAAGATATGTAAATCATAACAAATCCCCAAATATCTATATTTTTTAGAAATATTGTATTAAAATATGTCATCAGCTCTAAATTACCGTCTTTGGTGTATTTTTCTAAAATCTTCGATAAATATTCGGTAATATAATAATAAGTGAAGTCATATTCAACTAAATGAGCCTTTACTTTTTTCTTCTTAACTGAGAATAATTCTTTTATTGTTAGTTTCTTTACTATATCATTTATGGCAGATAAATGACCAGGTCCTCTTATTTCGTTCCATACAAAAATATAATTTATTACAAATTCCCTTATTTGGAAATAATCAGGATTAGGATAAAGCTCCAAAAAAGCATAATAGTTCTTCAAAAATTCCTTATTGAAAAGCACCGATGAAAATGGAACATTATATTGAAATGGTCTTCTATATAGTTTTCTTGGAATGCCATTTTCTGTTGTATGTATTATAGATAGACCCCAATCTATTAAACGACATGGTAATCCTTGTTCAGTAGGGTCTACCAATACATTTGCATCTTTGATGTCGCAATGATAAACATTTAATTTATTCATTGGAACAATACCATTAACTAACAAATCTATAAGAGAATTATTGAGGTGAATAATATTGGAACTCGTGGAATTATAATCAAAATAATCATCAATAAATTTTTCAACATCTATTCCTCCATTAGGCATATTTATGGATAAAACTTTATCAAGAGATTGGTTGATGTTTTTAACAGTAATGTCCTTTTTATTTAACGCTTTACATTTTTTTTTGTAACCCTTTAGGTCGTCAGTTGTTAGTTTAGCAGGTTTACATAAGGTAAAATCTTCCAATAAAAAATACTTGCCATAATTAGGTATAACTTGTAAAACCTTTTGAAATTTTTTTATTTGTGTATATTCTTCATTAGCATTTTTTTCCGTCATTAATTTACTTATTTTATTGGGTTCTCTATCGACGGAATTTTCACATTTTAAAGCTGGTTTAAAAATACATCCAAACCCACCAGATGCAATAATTTTGCCTCCTTTTTGGTTTTTAGTCATTATTTCTTATATTATAAATATATTATAACTTGTAACAATCATTATTTATTATATAAATAAACAATTAATCCAGTGGCACCCATAACAACTAAAGTATAAATAAGTTTTTCTCTCCATCTGTAGTGTTCCTTCATTTTAATGTCTTTTGGTTTATATTCTTCATAATACCTAAAATAAAATTCATTGAGAGTAATTTTGGGCTTTTCTAGTTTTTCATTAATCTTATTATGAATAAAATGCATCCATCGAATTAGTGATTCTCTGGAATCCAAGTAAGCCGTAACAGGATATTCGTTCAAGATTTTTTCAAAATCGCTACCGATGGATTCAACTGGAATAAACAAAGGTAAATTTTGAATAAGTTCATAGTATTTCTTCTTAGTAACCGCATTGGGATGATGTGGATATGACATAGCCAATGTGTGTAAAAAAAACCAAAAATGCGGACCCCATACTGTTGGGTCTAAACGAATATAATTATTAGCTAAAGAAGGCATTTAAACTAAAACAACATAAAAACAACTTTCTTTAAACATATAGATATTTGAAAAATGAGTAAAAATAATATATGTAATAACTGTGGCAAACAAGGCCACCAGTTTCATCAATGTAAGTTACCAATAACAAGTTATGGTGTAATTTTATTTAGGTCATCAACCCAAGGAATTCAATATTTAATGATTAGACGTAAGGATAGCTTCGGTTATATTGATTTTATAAGAGGTAAATATGTTCTAAATAATTTAGAGCAGTTACAAAGTATTTTTAATGAAATGTCAATTTCAGAAAGAGAAAAAATTAGAAAAAATGATTTTGAAACATTATGGAAGATGATGTGGGGAGAAACAATGATAGGTGCGCAATATAAGGGTGAGGAAATGGCATCACAAAAGAAATTTGATGCGTTAAAAACAGGGGTCCCAATGGGTAACGGTGAAATAATAACGTTAGAACATTTAATAGAATATTCAACTACAAAATGGAAAGAAACGGAGTGGGAATTTCCAAAAGGAAGGAGAAATTATCAAGAAAAAGATTTGGATTGCGCATTAAGAGAATTTGAAGAGGAGACAGGGTTACTAAAAAAAGACATAAAAATAGTAGAAAATATACTGCCATTTGAAGAGATATTTTTAGGTTCAAACCACAAATCGTATAAGCACAAATATTTTTTAGCATATACAGATAAAACCACGGATGATTTACATAATTATCAACAAACTGAGGTGTCAAAGTTAGTCTGGAAGACGCTAGAAGAATGTTTGGAGTCTATTAGACCATATAATTTAGAAAAAAAACAACTTATTATAAATATTAATAAAGTTTTACAAGAATATAGATTATATTAGTATATATAAGTAATGAGTGTAGAAATTAAGCTTAAGTCTAAAAAAGGAAAAAAAGAAGTAGATGCAGATGCAGACATTGATGCTGAAATGGATATTTCTGGAGAAGAATGTAATTTGGATGATATAAATAATCTTTACAGTAAGAAATGTGGTAAGAATAACAAAGAGCAATTAAAAATAGAGAAAGAGAACAGAATTGAATTATTGAAAAATCCAAATCAAGACGAATTTTTGTATCCAGTTTTAGACGATCCAAACTTTAATATTAAAATAGCTCAAAAAAAGGAATTTAGTGATACGAAATATGATGGTGAAATTTATGATGTAGAAAAATATGCAAATGTTTTAAAAACAGCAGAATATGAATTATTGCCTCAGCAAGCGTTTGTTAGAAATTTCCTGTCGTTTCAAACCCCATACAATAGTTTGTTACTATTCCACGGTTTAGGTTCAGGTAAAACTTGTTCAGCTATTGGTGTATGTGAAGAGATGAGAGATTATTTAAAGCAAATGGGTATTACTAAGCGTATTATTATTGTTGCTAGTCCAAATGTTCAAGATAATTTTAAATTACAGTTATTTGATGAGCGTAAGTTAAAAGAGGTAGATGGAATTTGGACAATGAAGGGATGTTTAGGAAATAAATTATTAAAAGAAATAAATCCAACTGGAATGAAAGGCTTAAAAAAAGAAAAAGTTATACAAAATGTTAAAAACTTAATTAGTGCATCATACTCATTTCAAGGATATCTGCAATTTTCAAATGAAATTGTAAGAAAATCAGGTAGCCAAGGTGACAGCACTGAAGCAAAAATAAGAAATTTGGAATATGAATATTCAGACCGATTAATCGTAATTGATGAAGTTCATAACATAAGAATTTCAGATGATAATGAGAATAAAAATGTTGCAAAAAACCTAATGTATTTAGTAAGCAAAGTAACAAATATACGTTTATTATTGTTGTCGGCTACTCCAATGTTTAACAGCTATAAAGAAATAGTATGGTTATTAAATTTAATGAATATGAATGACCGTAGAGGTATAGTATCTGTTTCGGATATCTTTGACAAAAATGGGGATTGGAAAAAGAATAAAGATGATGACCCTGATAAACCAAGTGGTAAAGAAATGTTAATTAGAAAAGCGACAGGATATGTATCGTATGTTAGAGGAGAAAACCCATATACGTTTCCTTTTAGAGTTTATCCTGATAAGTTTGCTCTTAAACATACATTTAAAAATTTAGAGGAATATCCGAAATATCAAATTAACGGAAGTAGAATACTAGATAATAGAAAAATAGAAAAGCTGTCATTATATTTAACAAATATAGGAGAATATCAGCAATTGGGTTATAATTATATAATTGACAGATTGAGAAGCAGAGGAGAAGGAACTAAACAAACAAGAAAAGGGAATGAACGAAAGGTTGTTGCATTTACATCTTTAAGATCATTCGGTTACACTGATTTACAAATACCTATTGAAGCATTGAATATTATTTATCCTTATGATGGATTAAAGGAATTAGTGGATAGTATTCCTACATTTGAATATATTGAGCAGGAAGAAGAAAAAACGGAGGATATTGCTCCTAAATATGACGAAGCAGAAAAGGATATTACAGATGAAATATCTGAGGTGACAGAAAACGGTCCTCAACTTGTAACAACTGTAACATCTGTAAATTCAGAGTTAGAATCAGAACCAGCCGTAACTGAGGGTATAGAGGCAGATGAAACAATGTTTGAAAACGTTGTTGAACCGGATATAAGAAATATAAAAACGGCAAGCAAATCCTCTCCTATAACAAAGACAGAAAATTCGAAGAAGTCTATTTTTAATGAAGTGGATGCGGATACAAGTATGATGTCACCGGATAGTTTAGACAATAAATTTGTAATTAAGAAAGCAATCATCAACCCAACTATTATTGAACCTAGAAAAAATGTGAGTAGTTCTTTTAAAGGGACATTGGTGCCAAAAAAGAAAACAAGTATAGATGACACGAGTGGATTACATAACATTGAAGGTGAAACACAGTCGAAATATCCGTCGGAAAAAAATCCAACAAAAAAAACAAATATTTTCGGGCTAACGGCAGTTCCAACATCATCAATGGCCACTGCAACAAATACTGAAAATTTAAAGGGAGGTGAAACAAGTTCAAGCAAAAGTTCAAGTTCAAGCAAAAGTGGACAATTATACATTGACCCAAAGGAATTAACAGGAGGGCAAGGGTTGAAACGAATTATGAATTTTGTAGACACAAAAACTCCAGCAGTAAAAGGTCAATTTGAATATAAATATAAAAGCAAGGAATATCACGTTTTCGAAAATGAACAAATTGGAAAATACAGTTCAAAAATAAAGACAATTTGTGATTATATATACAACAAAAAAACTGACCAAGTATCAGACGGTATAATTTTAATTTATTCGTCTTATATTGATGGCGGACTAATACCAATGGCATTAGCCTTAGAAGAGATGGGATTTACGCGTTATGGAGAAAAGGCAAAACCATTATTTAAAACTGCTCCAGTTCCAATAGTAGATGTGAGAACAATGAAGCCACCAACTTCTAAAAAGGATTTCAAAGCGGCTAAATATGTAATGATAACAGGAGACCCTCGTATTTCTCCAAGTAATGATACTGACGTAAAAGCTTTAACAAACAACGACAATATATTTAAAGAGGAAAAAGACGGCACGATAAGAGATATATCAGGTGAAATAATAAAGGTAGTATTAATTTCACAAGCTGGTTCAGAAGGTCTAGATTTCAAGGCAATTCGTCAAGTGCATATAATGGAGCCGTGGTATAATGTAAACAGAATTGAACAAATTATAGGAAGAGCTGTGCGTAATTTTTCACACAAGGATTTACCCTTTGAAAAAAGAAATGTCCAGATATTTTTGTATGGAACAATG